AGGAAGGGCAGTGGTCGGCCGGCGTTGATCCCGGCAGTGAGCTGCACTTTGCCTTGAAGGAAAATAACGCATCGCTGGCCGGCATGCCGGTCAAAGCCGCACGGCCGGCGCAGCACGAGGCGCACCTGGCTGCGATCGAGGCGAAAGATCCGAGCCTCTACCAGCTCGGCGACAAGACCGAAGAATACGCGACGAAGGTGAACCCAGATCAGCTCAATCCGCCCGGCGCCACCGGCGTCAACGATTTCCGCCACGCGCGCAATTTCAACTACACCGAACCGAGCGGTGCACCACAGAAGGGCGCTCTGGGTGACGCCGGTCATCGTTTCCTCGACATGGAAACCGCGCTGGCCGTCGATCGCGCCAATCGCGCCAACCTGGGCGGCCGATCGGACTGGACTGGCGAGCAACTCCAGGCGGCGCCTTGGGTGCGGCAGAAGGCGCTCGACATCATGTCGCGCAACAAGAACCTGACCTACGAGGAGGCGTACGATCGTGCCAACCGCACGATCGCCGACTACTTCGATCGGCACACGGCATTTGCCACGCACGAAGATCAGCCTGGCGCAAATGTTCTTGGTCACATGCTCGGCTCAGTCGCCGCGCCGGCCGCGGAGCGCACAGCGTTTGCCGCCGATCAGCGCAGCGGCTGGGCGACAGCGCCAGGTCAACGCGACGCGATCTATTCCGGCATGGGCATTCCTGGCACCGGCGTGAACATGCGCGTGCGACCGACGCTGCCGATGCAAGGGTTTTATCAGCGGCCTGATGGCACGATCGAGTCAAACCCCGGCAACGTGGCGCGCCCGCTGGTGACGTTCAACACCGGCAAGGATCCGTTCAAGGTGACGACGCCGCAGGACCAGGCGCTGCTCAACGCCGGCGAGGCGGTGCGTGCTTACGTCGACGCGCAGAACGCCGGCGCCTGGCACAAGACTTGGGCCGGCGGGCCGCAGAACCAAAGCACCTCATTGCGCTTTCCGCGCGAAGGCCCGGCGACGACCGGAGAGATGCTTGCCCTGCGCCAAGCAGGAGAGCCGCACGGCCTCACCGATATCGTTGATACCGGCAAGGGCATCACCGCATCGCGATTTTATCCAGGCCAACCGGAGCCGAACCTGGCGTTCGATCGCGCGCTGCGCAAAGGCGAGTTTGGTCAATTCGGCGAGCCGTCGCGCGTGCGTGTCGGACCAGGTGATGCCGGCTACATCGACTACGTCGACAAATGGCAAGAGGGTGTCGGTTCGGGCGCGGCGACCAGAGAGCTGCTCGACTACGTCAACAAGACGCCCGAGATCCGCACCGCGCTCAACAACAATCCGTATCTGGGCGAGCGTGCGCTCGCGCGTGTTTCGCGCGATGAAGACTGGGCGGCGAAATGGGGCGCACCGCGCGAAGACATCCAGAACGCGCGCAAAATTATTGGCGACGGCCCAGGCTGGGTCGATCGCCTCGAGGCAGCTCTGAAAAAGGGCGCTATTCTTCCGGCGGTCGCGGCGGCGATTTTTGGGGCGGATGCTCTGGTGCGGCGGCAGGGGGGCTCGGATGCAGGATCTTGAACGCCGGCCCATGCCGATAGAGCCGCAGCTCCTCCTCCTCTGTGTAGGGAGGCTCATGATAAAACGTGCCGTTTTCCGCGACTTTCCTAACCATGGTCAAATCCACCTCTAGGGCCAATGGCCCTTATAGCAGGAGCAGCAAAGATGGCAAACCCGATAAGGCCGCTAGCGAACTCGCCGGTATGGCCACCGAACCCGTCTGCCCAGCAGGCGGCCTCGCCGGGGCCGCAGCCGCAGGACGTAAAGAATGCGCCGGCACCCCCGGCGCAATCGCCGACGCAGGATAACTATTCGCATCACTCGTCACCGGCACCCGGCATGAAGCAGACGCCGTACAGCGAGACGGTGCCGCAAAACAAAAACAAGTCGATCAGGAAGATGCCGCCGGTGCCGATGCATAAAACGAAACATTCAGAGCCGGTCGGCCGGCCAAAAAACAGAAACCCGTACTGATGAGCGATCGCCGGCTCCTGCTGCTCAAGCGCAAGCGCGCCATCCTGATGGCGCGCGATAACCTGATCGCGTTCACGCAACTCATGATGCCGGATCCCAACAACGCCGACGATCCAGACTTTTCGCTCTACAGCCCACAAAAATTCCACCGCGTGATCGGCGCCGGCCTCGAGGAGGTCGAGGCGGCAAAGTATCGCCGGCTCGAGATCGAGATCATGCCGCGCGCCGGCAAGACGACATTGGCGAGCTCGATGTACCCGGCCTGGTACATCGGCCGGCATCCCGAGCGATCGATCATCGTCGCCACCTACAACGAAACCTACTCGTGGGATCTCGGCCGCAAGATCCGCGACATCATGCAGACGCCGCAGTACCGGCAGGTGTTTCCCGATCTGCAGATCAAAAAGAAATCCGCAGCAGTAAACCGCGTAGAGACCACTGACGGCGGCGTTGTGTTCTGCGTCGGCCGCGGATCCGCCGTCACTGGTCGCGGCGCTCACACCATCCTGCTCGATGATCCTCTGAAAGATAGAAAAGAAGCCGACAGCGTCGTCATCCGCGACAACCTCTGGCAATGGTACAACCAGGTGCTCAAGACCCGCCTGATGAACAAGTACGGCACCATCGTCGTCATCACCACGCGCTGGAACGAAGACGACCTGATCGGGCGCCTGACCGATCCGCTCAACCCGTATTACTCGCACGATGAGGCAAAGCTCTGGCGCAAGATCCAGCTCCCCGCACTCGCCGAGGAGAACGACATCCTCGGCCGCGCCGAAGGCGAGGCGCTGTGGCCCGAGCGCTTCGATGTCGAGTATCTCAACGAGCTCAAGATGTCGGACCCGCGTGGGTTCATGGCGCTCTATCAATGCCGGCCGTCACCGCGCGAAGGCGCCTTCTTCCGGCACGCGGATCTCGTGCCTTACAATTCGATGAAGGATCTGCCGGCGCATGACATGATGCGCTTTTACGCTGCGAGCGATCATGCGGTGACGCTGGCCAAGCACGGCGACAAGACCTGTCTCATGGTCGTCGGCGTCGACACCGCCGATCACGTCTGGATCATGCCCGACGTGGTGTGGCTGCGGCTCGACTCAGCCGGCGCCGTCGAGGGCATGCTGGTGCTGATCGAAAAGTACAAGCCGCAATTCTGGTGGGCCGAGAAGGGCGCGATCGAGAAATCAATCGGGCCGTTTTTGCGCAAGCGCATGCTCGAGAAGCGCGTGTTCTGCGTGATGGATCCGATCGCGCCGGCCAACGACAAGGAGCAGCGCGCGCAATCGATCCAGGCGCGCTCAGCGATGCGGATGGTGCATTTCCCGACCTGGACACGCTGGTGGGCCGAGGCGCAGGACCAGATCCTCAAATTCCCCAATGGCGCGAAAGATGATTTCGTGGATACTCTCTCGCTCATCGGTCTCGGTCTGTCGAAGATGCGATCGCGCAACCGGCAAAAACCACCGGAGCAGATCATTCAGGAAGGCACGTTCGCGGCGCTGTGGAAGGGCACCAAGCACGCCGAGCGGCGCGAGCGACAGAAAAGGAATTTGGCCGGATGGCTATAGGACCAACAGGGCCAGGGATCCCGCCGCCGGTGGATCCGATGGCTGATCCCAACGCACCCGTCGACAACGCCGCCGGCCTGATGCAGATGCTCGCCGCCGACCAGCAGCAGACCGGTGACAAGAAAGACATCATCGATCGCGAGCCGCCGGATCCGCCAGAGCAGCGCGCGCGCCTGGTGCGGTCCTGGGCCTCGCGTGTCAAGGCGGCGAAGAAGCATTGGGGTCCAGCCTTCAAGCGCATGAAGGAGGACATGGATTTTGCTTTCGGCAAGCAGTGGTCAACAAACCCCGACGACACGCGCTACATCGCCAATTTGACGCTGCGCATGGTGGCGCAAAAAACCGCGTTCCTCTACGCGAAAAATCCCAAGGCCATCGCGCGCCGGCGCGAGCGCCTCGACGCCACGGCGTGGAACGAGACGCAATCGCAGATCTCCTCGTTGATGCAGGCCGGCGCCATGTTCGCCAGCCAGTCCGCGCAGCCTGGCGCCCCGCCAGGAATGCCGCCGATGGCCGCGGCGTCGGGGCCGGCCGGCATTGCCGGCAACATGCTCGGCAACCCGATGGCGGCGCAGGTGGCACAGCAGGGCATGGCAATCATGGCCGATGCCGCCAAGGTGCGCTCCGAGCACGAGATGCTCGACAAATTGGGCAAGACCCTCGAGCTGCTCTACAAATACAACATCGACGAGCAGGTGCATCCGTTCAAGATGATGATGAAGCTCGTGGTGCGCCGCACCGTCACCATGGGCGTCGGCTACGTTAAGCTCGGTTTCGAGCGGGTGATGCAGCAGCGGCCCGACATGGAGAAGGGCATCGCCGACGCCAGCGAGCGCCTTGGCACCCTCGAGCGCCTGAGTGCCGATCACGCCGACGAACAATTCGACGAGAACTCCAAGGAGAGCGAGCAGCTCAGACTGTTGATCGAGGATCTGTCGAAGCAGTCGGAGTTCGTCGCGCGCGAGGGGCTCACCTACGATTACCCGATGCCGACTAACATCATCCCCGACGTCAAGTGCGTCGAGCTGCGGCACTTTCTTGGCGGCGATTATGTGGCCGAAGAATTTTTGCTCACGCCGTACGAGGTGCAAGAGATCTACAAAAAGGACGTCGGCAAGAGCTACACCGCCTATCACCGCGACGACGTCCAGGGATCCGACCCGTGGACGCTGACCAACGAGAACTGGAACACCGGCTCCTCGACCGATGACAAGGACTGCGATTTCTGCTGCGTCTGGCAGATCTACTGCCGCAAGGACGGCCTGGTGTACGAGGTGTGCGACGGCTACGAGGACTTCCTGCGCGAGCCGGCCTCACCCGAGATCTACAACGAGCGCTTCTATCCCTGGTACGCGCTGCTGTTCAACGAGGCGCCGAACGAGAAAGAAATCTTCCCGCCGTCCGACGTGCGGCTGATGATGGACATGCAGCGCGAATACAATCGTTGCCGTGAAGGTCTCAAGGAACAGCGCATCGCAGCACGCCCGTTCACCGCCGTGGTCGCCGGCGCGATCGAGGAGGACGATCTCAACAAGCTCGCCGAGCGCGAGGCCAATGCCATCATCGAGCTCAATGCGCTGCAGCCCAACCAGGACGTCAAGCAGTTGCTGCAGGCCTACGCCGGGCCCGGCATCGACAACAATCTCTACGAGGTCAACCCCGTCTACGAGGACGTGCTGCGCGTCACCGGCGTGCAGGAGGCCAACCTGGGCGGCACCAGTGACGCCACCGCCACGCAGGCCAACATCGCCGAAGGCTCGCGCATGACGTCGATGGGATCCAACATCGATGACCTGAACGACATGATGACGCAGATGGCGCGCAACGGCGGGCAGATCCTGCTCACCGAAGTGTCGCGCCCGACCGTCGAGAAGATCGTCGGCGTCGGCTGCGTGTGGCCCGAGATGAGCCGCCAGGACATCGCGCAGGAGGTGCTGCTCGAGGTCGAGGCCGGCTCGATGGGCCGGCCGAATGCAGCGCAGGAGGTGGCGACCGCGCAGCGTGTTTACCCGTTGCTTATTCAGTTGCCCGGCATCGATCCAGAATTTCTCGCGAAGGATCTGCTGCGGCGCATGGACGACAAGCTCGATCTCACGCAGGCGTTCAAGAGCCAGCTGCCGTCGATCGTTGCGATGAACGGCATGAGCCAGGCGCAACTGCCGGGCACCGGCCCCGCCGCCGGTGCAGCGCAGGGTCCGCAAGGCAAAGACAACGCCGCGGGACCGGCAGCTCAGCCGCCGGGTGGACCGCCCGATGCGGCGCAGCAGCTCGGCGGCGCAGGCGTATCACCACCGCATCCGAGCGGCGCACCAGGCTCGCCGACTTTGCAGTGATCGTCGATTGTGCGCCCGAAATGAGTTAGACGGAGTTTTGCAAAATGCAGCAAAGGCAACCAACGGGCATACCTAAGACGGTCGCAGACCCGAAGGCTCCGTCGCATACCGACCCTACGCGCCACGGAGGATGATTTGACGGAAGATTATCTCAAGCGACTAGACGACAATGCGCCTCGGGATTTGGTGAAGGCGCTTACTGACCACGCCGCGCTGATCCGCAAGATGGACGCTATCGCGAATGCTGACGGTCCAACGCAGACCAATGAAGCAACGGCCAAATTGCTTGATTGGGCCGCTCGCGTCGTCACGCTATATCGAGCGCGTTACCCTGAAAAAGCGACTGACACGCATACCGCCGCTATAGGATCAAAACCATGAGAACTAAAAAGACGATGGCGGAGGCAGTCGATAACGCCGTCGAATTGCGGATCAGGATGGACATTGAGCAAATAAAGAAAGATTTGCTTACGCCATTTCCGCGATCAAAATTCGCTGGTCAGGTTTTCCTTCGGGCCCT